GACCAGTTCCTGCAAGGTTTCAATGTCCTCGTATTTCAGAATCGGCGTGACCAGTTCGCACTTTTCGGCATCGCATCCTGCAATGCTGACGTCCTTTTGAAATTTCCATTCTCTGCCCTGTGCATCCCAAGCCGACCAAGTGCTGTAGCCGTTTCGGCTGGCGGTGTATTCGTATCTGCCTGTGCCGAAATGGTCGGCGGCAAGCTTTGCAGCACGTTCTCTGGTGATGTGGTTCATCTCAATCTCCACGCCGATGGTCTGCTTTTTCAGGTTTTCAATCTGTCTTTCTGTTTTAGCGTTCATAATATTTTCCTCCGTAGTTTCGGGCTTTTTCCCTTTTGTTGTAACCATATTAACTCTAAACGGAGGAGATAGCAAGCGGCTAAATCTACAGAAAATGCGGGCAAAAGATTGTGTAGAATACACCCTTGCAATCCTTGCGATTGTATGGTAACATACTGTACAATGGAGGAGGTTTCGCCTTATTTTTTCGCCTCGGATACGGTCTGGAAACTATCGATTTCGGGAATCAGAGCAAGGGAAGAACCGTTTTCCCATCGCATATGAATGCTGCCCGCATCATCAATATGCGTGACCTCGCCGATTGTTCCGGGAAGAACCGGATATTTTTCATTTCGCATAGAAAGCAGCTGTAATTTTGTCCCTTTTGGATACTGCCTTCGGAGTTGCTCCAGATAAGATTTACTCGGAAACTGCATCAGTATCACCAACCTTTCTGAATGCGGAATTGCCGGACAGATGCCGAAGAATGACCTTTCTTGCCGCCTTGAATTCTACTCCCACCATTCCCAGACGAATCAGGAAGCACCGCATGGTGTACTTGGGATTGTCGGAGGTGTCTGGTTTGCGGTTGATGCGGCTCTGGTTCTTGGCAAATTCGCAGAGCATGGAAATGAAGGTGCAGTAGGCATCTGCATCGCCGTCCTGTTCGACCGTGAACCATGGAAATTCCACCTTTTCATCAGACAGAATGATGTCCAAACAGTCGGTTTGAAAAGCAGCATGAAAAAGGGCAGCCTTGTTTTCGCAGAGCTGCCGGAGATTACCGAGCGTATGCTCCGTGAAGAAATCGGCTGGCATCTGCACCGTCAAGCCTTTGGATTCTGGGTCTGTTGTGTCCGGAACAGCATAGCCCCGATTTGCCAGTTCGGCAAGAAGCCGTTCTGTTTCCTTACGGTCGGCTTGGTCACTGATTTCCAGATCACCGGACTTGGTAACGGTGTAGCATTCCCCGATTTTGTAGGCGCAGGTGGGCATGAATTGATATACTGCCGGAATGCCGATAATCTCACTGATGGCTTTCACCAGTTCCTTTCGATTTTGACTGTGATAAGTAATGGTCATGTGAAAAACTCCTTTCTTTCGGCGTTTTTGCTTTCGCCATGACACATATTAACTCTTTTTTCCACAGATAGCAACTGTGAGATGTGTAGAATGTTTCGACTGTCATTTGTAACAGATCACAAATCTGCCCAGACGATTCCGGCAAGCACAAAAACAGCTACATTCAGACAGACGCCATTCCCCCAAAGGCGGTACTCTGCTGCATCACGATATGGATCTTGGAGCCATTTCTGTACCATCTTTCGGCTTTTGGGACGACTCTCCGGTTTTACCGCTTTTCGGTATTCTTCAAAAATAGCTGCCCATCGGTCGATTTCTTCTTCTGTGGGATTTTCCGATGCCAGGTCACTGCACCATTGATCCGGAAATCCCTGCAGTCTTGCACATTCCTGCGGTGTCAGTCTGCGAACCGCATAACCGCTGGAAACGATACTGGGGTCTTTGTGATCCCGTGCCAGCAGTGTAGGGGTCGTTTCCCGAAATGCACTGCTGAAATTTCCCGTAGAAGCAGCATACACTGCATGATGGTCGGTAGCATTCAAAGTGAAAGCGACCTCTTTGTTGACACCGCCGCCCTGCGGTCCGTTTTGGTCAGACCGACCGATCATTGAACCCTGCAAAGCATAACTTTCCAGCACAGCAATACCGCCTTGATTTTTGGCTGGTGACTGATCGCTGGTGTCCAAAGTACGGGCAGTATCTGCCTCATAAATGCCACTGTGCGGATTACCGGAAAGCATGGCATTGCTGGAAAAGGAACTGATACCGTATGCTTTTGGCTGAAATACAGTCTGGTCATTGTTGCAGGACAGCGTAGCAGATTTGTTTTCCTGTATCAAACTGCCTTTTCCACCGCCGGCTTTTCCGCAGCGAATCTTCAGTGTTTTCGGTGTATCCATCAACAGCGGAACATTTCCGCCGCCGGTTCCGCATCTGGAAGTCAGTGTCTGCACTTTTCCGCTTTCAGAGATCTGAAGCCGGCTGTCAGCAGGATGATTTTCCAGTACACAAGGCGGATGATGGGCTTCTGCCCGAATGGTGGCAGTGCGTTCTTTCAGAATGTCTATGCGTTCTCCGCCCTGGTCACACAAGCACAAGCCTGCCGTTTCAGAGCTGTCCGCAGCACTTCCGGCAGTTCTTTGCCACGCACGGAGGCTCTCCGCAGAATACCCTGACACACGAACCGTGCCGTCCCCTCTGTCACTTCGTGACATCTCCCCACACTGTGGGGAGTCACCTTCGGACTCAAATAGTATTTTTCCGGCACTTGTTCCGTCAAAATCTGCGACAAGAAAGATCCGTTTTCTTCGCTGGGGCACTCCCCAGTATTGTGCATCAAGAACTCGCCATGCGAGGGAATAGGATTCTGCCAGA